CTTCTGAAGATCGACAGTCATCCATCTCAAATTCTGATGTAATTGTTGCTGTGGATTCATAGTGTATGTATTGAACCCAAACATGGCCATGATAGACCATGGGATGTCATACTTTGGAAGACCGTCCTCACCTATGTTACCTTCCTTCAATCCAGCAGCCATCATTATCTTAATAAGTGGACCGCCACCAGTTGTAATATATAATCGTCTCTTTAAAAGGGGGAAGCATGGCAGGCCTTGAAGTAATGGCATCACTTGCCCCAAAATCATCCTCTATCTTTAGGGTTAGAGATCCTGTTCCTTGGCAACTTGTATGCATGGCGCTTGCTAAGATAAGCAAGGAAGCATCCATGTATGGAAGGCTCAAGTATTCTCTTGAATACTCGTACCATAGAAGAGTTAGGAACTTAATACTTAAACACGTAATGTCAGTACGATGGAATGAAAATCAAAGATGGACGGCCAATAAAGATTTCTTTGTCAAGGTGGCAGACCTCGCCTTGAAGGAATCATTAGACCCAATGTGCTGCCCCAAGTGCAGCGGAAGAGGAAATGTTGTAGTGGATGACACTCTGTATACATGTACTCTATGCTTGGGCGTTGGAATAAAGTCAATGCATGATACCATCAGGGCTAATTATCTTGGAGTACACAGGAACACATTCAGAAAGAATATCAGGTATCATTACTTCAGAGAGGTTATGTCACTCATAAGAGAGTGGGAAGATGAACTGTTTCGGTCAATGAAAAGGATGTGACTGTGAAGCTAACTTCTAAAAAATATCTGGAGTGGGTAGCTAGAAAGAGATGCATATATCACGGCACTACAGAGACAGTAGTTCCACACCACATACGAAGTATGAAACTAGGTGCTGGTATGGGGCTTAAGTCACCCGATATTAACACTATACCAGTGTGCTTTGAGTGCCACACTAACTGCCACAATGGTACAATAGATATGGAGACACAACTTATGTGGTGTTTACAAACTATAAACAACGCCTTGGCTGAGGAGGCTATAACCTATGGATAAGGTAAAATTTGTATTAAGAAGCCCAGAAATATTGGGCAGATGCTTAGGTAAGATAGAGGCAATGTTCTTTGCTCCAAATACAGAAGCAGACCTTGAGGTTACCATACAGGTTCACAAGACTCAAAGGTCTACAGACCAGAACAATAGGTATTGGATGTTACTGCGAAAGTTCTCAGAGGAAACTGGTCATTCAGTTGATGAGTTGCATGAAATATTTAAACATGATATACTAGGCTCTGAGACAATGAAGAACCCCATTACTGGGGAAGAGCATGTAGCAACTAAAGGAACGTCTAACCTTAGCGTGGATGAGTTCCTTCAGTATATGCAAAGAGTTGAACAAACCATGGCAGACTACGGCGTAGTCGTACCGGAGGTTAATTATGGGTGACGGGACTAGAGAAGAGGTAGAGGCTTACGGGCCAACTGAAGATCAAAGTCAACAGCAGTTTGAAGAAGAGGTTCAACAATGGGAGAGAGAAGAGAGAGAGTACTATGAATGGTGGCAAACTTTAAACAAAGACACAGACTACATAAAGGAGCACGACGATGCCAGTAATGGACATAGCTGAACAGAAACTAAAGAGACCATTCCCTGTAAGCACCCTTAAGTGGAGAAAGGGACACGGCAGTGGCGACTTGGTATATATAGATGCAAGGCATGTAATGACAAGGTTAGATGAGGTGTGCGGACCAGACCTATGGCAAAACAAATTCGATTTTATAGGTGAAAGAATGATATGCACCATAAGTATTTGGAGCAACACTTTAAAGGAATGGATCTCAAAGTCAGATGGTGCAGACGATAGTCAGATTGAGGGTGCCAAGGGCGGATGCTCGGACTCATTCAAGCGGGCAGCTGTGCACTGGGGAATCGCGAGGTATTTATATCACCCCGGAGCGTTCGATGATAACAGGACACCGTCTCATTGGGCTACACCAGAAGGATATGATGAGATCATGGATAAGAGAAGTGTAACTGAAGTAGTAAAGAAAGTTAAATAGGAGATAAAATGCACTGGTATGATACAAATGGAAATCCTCAATACGAGGTAAAGAAGAAGGACGGTGGCATGCGTGCTACCACACTACGAGATGCTCGCAAGTATGGGTGGGTGCCGTCTGTAACAACTGTTATGGACATAGTAAGTAAGCCCGGGCTAGAAGTATGGAAGGTTAACAAAGCTATAGAGTCTGCACTGGCAGTAACGAGGCTGGTAACGGAGACAAATGAAGAGTTATCCAAGAGAATACTCGCACACTCCAAGCAAGAGTCCGAGCAAGCTGCTAAACGAGGTGTTCACATACACGGAAAACTAGAAGAATATTTCCAGAGCATCTCTGGCAAGGAACACTGCGCCCATCCAGACAGCATGAGCGACATAGGTAAGATATGCGAAGCAACAAAGTTTGTTCTAGATACTAACTGTGGTAAGCAAGACTGGGTATCCGAAGGTTCTTTCTGTCATAAGGAACTAGGTTACGGAGGTAAGATAGACCTGCACTCTGATGAATGGGTGATAGACTTTAAGACTAAGGATTCAATTGAGGACAAGAAACAGTTAGCCTATGACGCAATGGCTCATCAGTTAGTTGGTTATGCACGAGGACTTAATGGAAAAAGTAGACGAGTCGCTAATGTGTTTATTAGCGCAGACAATCCTGGGCATGTGTTGTTTCACGAGTGGCCACAGGATAAACAAGAGTTGTACTGGAGTGTTTTCACATCAGCGCTAGACTTGTGGAAGCATATGAAAAACTATAGACCTGAGGAATTTAACCATGAAGGGAGTTAACAAAGCTATTATAGTTGGTAACGTATGGAAAGACCCTACTATTAGGGATACGAAAAATGGCGGTAAGGTAGGTATCGTAAACATGGTAACAGAATCTGGGACTGGCGAATACGCTAAAGCAGATTGGCATACCGTAGTATTCTATGGTAAGCAAGCTGATATAGTGGATCAGTATGTAGTCAAGGGTACTAATCTGTACATTGAAGGCAGAATTAATTACCGAAAGTACACAGACAAGTCCGGTATAGAAAAGTATGTTACCGAGATAGTAGGTGGTATGCTGTCAATGATAGGCCATCCTGATGCAGGTAAAGAGATCAAGCCAGATCCCACACCACCCAGGACAGTATCGCCAGCAGTGATGGAAGAGATGAAGGAATTAAAGAGAGAAGCACACGACGACATACCATTCTAAGGAGATCTTTATATGACAGTCTTTAAAACGCCACTTGGCGAGGAAATATACAGAAGGAAGTATGCATCAACTCCATTTGAAACTTGGAGGGACAGGTCATTCATTATAGTCAATGACGTCTGTGGCTCTAGGGATGGGAAAGATGATCCTATCATGCACAAATCTGATATGGATTATCTCACCCATGTTATATGTGACTTTAAGTTTATGCCCGGAGGTCGATATGTAAATTACGCCGGAAGGGATGCAAGCTATTGGAACAACTGTTATCTACTTAGGTTAGAGGAGGACACTAGGGAAGAATGGGCACATCTAACACAGAGAGCGATGTCATGTTTGATGACTGGAGGTGGGATTGGAATAGATGTAAGCATTGCCCGGCCAAGTGGAAGGCGCTTGCGAAGAACGGGAGGTGTTGCGTCGGGCCCGATTCCATTGTTATACACCTTAAACGAAGTGGGAAGGAACGTAATGCAAGGAGGATCGAGACGTTCCGCTTTGTATGGGAGCCTCAATTGGCAGCACGAGGACGCAGTTGATGTCCTTACTGCAAAGAACTGGCACGACATGAAAATTAAGGGAGATATAGTTCCAACCGATTTTAGTATCTCTGATGCTAAGAAGGCTGACTTTAACTTTCCAGCACCTCTTGATATGATGAACGTATCATTGAACTATGATGATGCTTTCTTGCAAGAGTTAGAGAAGTCTAAGTTGCCGGAGATATTCATTTCCAATACGAAGCAAGCAATGATGACTGGTGAACCTGGGTTTAGCTTTAACTTTGGTGCACAACAGAACGAGACACTGCGTAATGCCTGCACAGAAATAACTAGCGAAGATGACAGCGATGTCTGTAACTTGGGAAGCGTTAACATGGCTAACATAGAAACTATTGAAGAGTTCAAGGATGTAGTTAGGATTGCTTCAAAGTTCTTGGTCTGCGGAACTATCAGGGCTGAGTTACCATACCCCAAGGTACTAGCGGTAAGGCAAAAGAATCGTAGACTTGGTCTTGGTTTAATGGGAATGCATGAATGGTTACTTAAACGTAATTACACCTATGAAATTAACGAGGAGTTAAAGAAATGGTTGAAGGTATACAGAGATGAATCCGAGCGTTCTGCCAACAAACACTGTGATAGATTTTACTTGTCTCGCCCTAAGGGCTATAGAGCAATTGCTCCAACAGGTACAATCTCGATACTTGCTGGAACAACCAGTGGAGTGGAGCCTGTCTACGCAACAGCTTACCGGAGACGCTATCTTACTGATGGAACCAAATGGAAATATCAGTTTGTCGTTGACGGCACAGCCGAAGCCATCATCAAGTCTACCGGAATTTCCCCCGACAAAATCGAATCTGCAGTAGACTTGGCTGCTGATCCAGAGAGACGCATTAAGTTCCAGTTTGAACTACAGAAGTATGTAGATCATGCCATAAGTAGTACTTTAAATCTCCCTCAATGGGGAAGTGAACTTAATAATGAAGATAAGGTTGCTGGATTTGCTAAGATAATAGCGAAGTATGCACATGGGTTACGCGGACTCACTCTGTATCCTAACGGAAGCAGGGGTGGTCAGCCTATTACGCCATGTGATTATGAAGAGGCACACTCTAAACGAGGTGTTATATATGAAGACAACAGTGATGAGCAATGCTTATCGGGAGTTTGTAGTGTATGACAGGAACACATCAATATGAAAAACATGCTTATAATTCCAGATCCGCATGCGTCTCCCGACTACGACAACGGGAGATTCTCAGCTCTGGGGGAGTTTATCCTTTCAACCAAGCCTCAGTACATCGTATGCTTGGGGGACATGGCCGATATGGGGAGCCTTTCCTCATACGACAAAGGTACAAAGGGCTTCGAGGGTAGGAGATACAAGAAGGATATAGCATCAGTGATAGATGCACAAACAAAATTGTTTGCGCCTATCAAGAGTTACAATTCAACAAGGAGAAGCAGTAAGAAGAAATCGTACAAGCCTAAGCTGCACATGTGCATAGGCAACCATGAGGATCGTATAGATAGGGCAACAAACGGGTCTCCCGAACTATACGGTACAATAGGATTGTCTGATCTGCAGTACGAGAAATTTGGGTGGAAAATTACTCCGTTCAAACGTTCACTATCTATAGAAGGAATTGTGATTTCTCACTACTTCACTTCTGGCATAGCCGGGAGACCAATTAGTTCAACACACGTTGGATACCATTTAGTATCCAAGCTGCATTGTTCCGCTATACAAGGACACTCTCACTTGTATAATTGTGCGGAGCAGACAAGACCAGATGGGCAGAAAATCTGAAAGTTGGTGCAAGGACACCGAGTACTTGTGGTGGAGAGGCATAGTAATGTTAGAGGGTCTAGATGGAGCAGGTTATTATGATGAAATGCGAGCCGTCACACAGAGAAAAATCAGCAGGGAGTATGGAAGTATTTAAAGCTGGGTTCGGTATCATAGGATACTTTACAGTGTATGTACTTATTGCTTGTGCTATTTCTTACTTTTTATTTTAATTTCTGTAGCCCCCGAAAGGGGGCTTATCTTTTCTACACATCCCGCCGGGAAAGCAGTTATCCCAGACCACACCTGATCTTTTACATCAAAGGTGTGCGCCACCTTAACAGACCGCTCATCTTGGTGAACCAAGAAGCCATACGTTTTAAACGTTGGTGGGTTCACTTCCTCTACTTTTTCCCACCCACTTGTACCCAATATATCCCGCCAAACTAATTCGACGAGCTTATAGTTCTTCACTGTAACTTCTCGCTCATCCCCTCAACTGATTCAACATACTCTTGTACTTCCATCATCTTGTTCTGTATATGTGCTACATATTCGTCTATCAATTGCTGTCTTTTATCGTCAGATATTCCTGGATCTTGAATAAGCTGTAACATTCTTGATTTAGTCTTATTCAAATCAGTAGTCATCCACTTTAAATTCCTACCTAACTGAGTAGATGGATCAAGTGTATAAGTATTAAGCCCAAACATTGCCATGATTGATGAAGGTATAGTGTATTTAGGAAGACCATCCTCACCTATGTTACCATCCTTTAGACCTGCCGCCATCAGAAGTTTAACAGCTGGCCCACCACCAGTGGTAACTCCGCCGGCTCGACCCCTAGGATTCATGAATGGTGGCACCATGTAACTTGCCATGAATATCATGATGTCTTCGTACCGTTGTTGTGGAGGATCAAGATCATTCCATATAGGCTGTTGCGTGAATGGATCAACATTACTTTCAATGCCCTTCAGAATATCTACCGGTCCAGTAAAAAAACCCAGCTCCCTGCCAAGCATCGCCGAACTCCATCTTGTACATATCCATAGCGGTTTCATACCAAGCAGTCCATGGCAACATATAACCTATGTCAATAGCAACCCACTTACCGTTCTCGTCCTTGCTAGGAAGGAAGTGTATACCTGATCTGTCTCTAGCCCACTCACCCATATGCTGTCTGAGTTTCTTAACATCCTCTTCATCGACATCATTAGCGCCTGCAAATAAACCCGCCATAATGTAAGGTAATGCAACATAGGGGGCGAAAGACAGCGGGTGCTTGCGGAAGTTTTTCAGAAGTTGTGGTAGCACCTTGACCTGGAATGTTATGAAAGGCGCACCGAATGGAACGCTCCTGAGGAACCTTACACTAGGAGACACCAGACTATAATCAAGGATAGCCTCTTGTGCCTCAAGCGCCGCATCTGATTCACTCAATCCCTTGTTCTCCATCCCATCTATTATCTTAGCAACCTTAAACAGAACCTCTGACTTCTGATAGAACCTACCACCTACATTAGCATCAGATAAGAACAACTTAAACTTAGACAGCAGGCTTGCGTTAGCCTCCAGCTTTGCAAACTCTCTATCAATTCCCCTCAGTTCTTCATGAGAAAAGGAAGTTGTTTCTATGCCGTATTTCTGTGCTACCTGATAGTACTTACCGTTGTTAAGTACCTCAGTCATTGCCTTACCTAGAACGTATGGAATCTTGAACATGCTAACTCCAGACGTATGTAACAGAACAGTATTGGATCCAATATTTCTAACAAGTGTTGGAGGGTTAGCAATAACTCTAGTATACTTGAATGTTCTCTGCAGTACACCACCCCATCCCTGTCTGCTGAATATCTCCGCTATCACCGGCTGCTCACCAGTTGGTCCGGCCCAGCCCTCTACATCCTGAAAAATTTCCTTCTTAACATAGAGTCCACGCATACCACCAAACTTAGGATGGTCTGGTATACGCCGGTACTTTTGCATATCATACCCGGCTACGTCTGGTTCTGCCTTTCTTGCCAATCCTCTCATTTCTTCAGCAAGGCTTCTCATTTCTTTGGCAAGGGATTCATCAGTCTTCTCTTGGATGTCTGCTCTGTGCATCAGATCTGTAGCTTCAGCTTCTAGCCAAAAGATTGTGCGTTTCTGTCCTCTAAAATCTACTAATCCTCTAGGTAGTACCCACCCCTGATTAGCTGGGTCAGACACTATGAAGTTAAGGTAGTTAACCATGGCTAAGTCATGGGTTACAGTACCCACATACTTAGAGGCAAGGAATCCTGGATCTTTTATCTCACCCAGTAAAATCTTTGCTGCCCACTCACTATGCAGTTTCCTCACCTTCATGTAGTCCAATCTAGTGGGCTGCATCCCACCACCTAATGCCCTCTTGTACTCATCACCCAACAAATACTTTAGATACATCTTTGGAAGATACTGTCCTCTTAAACTTTCAAACCTACCCTTAAATGCTGGTATTAATCCTAAGTCTGCCATCGATTGGCCTAAGGCTTCGATCTGATCCTTAACTTCTATGGTCTTTTGCTTTAGGTTAGCGGTAGCTATCTGTCTACCACCAGTACCCTTCCTCCTTCCAAGGAAGATGGTTTCCCTAATCTTAAACTTAACATCACGATCCGGCAACGTATCAGGGTTGGCGTCTTTAGTAGTGAAGTACTTGTATATTACTTCCTTCTCTGCGTCAGTGGCCTCTTCAAATATATCGAAGATATTCTTAGCCATGTTCTCGCCAATGGTTGACTCCCCTCTGGCTGCATACCTGGCCTTTAGGAGAAGTTCTTTAGCCCCTACTGTAGCAAACGGATCAAAGAACCTATGGATAGATTGCCATGTTGCTCTTCCTATACCAACAGCCTTATAAGTATTGGCAACAGTTACTGCTGCATCTAGTGCTGACTTCCTGTTGCCTTTAACATTATCAGCTTCGGTCCCACCTATCGCATTCATAAACCCAATTCCTTTACGCCACGGTGTAAATGAATACACGCTGGTAGGGGATAACTG